GATTGGTATCGCGTGGGTTGTGGATACCTCCAAAATAAAACAAATATCTTCAAATTAGGTATTGACATACTGGGGATAATCCTATATTATCCCCAGTATAACGGAAGGAAAATATGTACACAGAAACACAAACAGACACAAAAATAGTAGAAGCTAAAATTGAGTTAATGGAAAGAGTTAACAAACTATTACCATTAATAGATAAAATGCAAAGCAACATGAATAAAATGTATGCAAGAATAAAAAAGTTGGAGGAGAGGGATAATGGACAGAGATAAACTAATGGAACGAACAGATTTTGTTGTATCGTGGTACGCAAAAAAATATAACAAAGTTATATTTAGAATTGGCAATCTAAATAAAGAGGGTTGCCGAACATGGGAACAAAATGGTAAAAAGTATATGTGTTTTTGGGATACAGTGCTAGAGAGATATACAACTTGCATTGACCCAATGATAACTTACAAGAGAGGGATAAACTAATGAACGTATATAATTTAATATTGTACATAGGACTAGCGCTTATAGCGCTAGGCTTTTTTGGTTTCATGATTTCATGTATCATGGAACGACACTACGAAACAAAGTTATACGAGTTAAATAAAAAACTCAGGAAGGATGACAAATGGCGGGCTGGGAATTAGCCATCGGTTTTGTATTAGGTTTAATTATTATTTGGTATTACACTTGATTAAATAATAATTATAGGATAATATAGGAACATGGAAACAAAAACAAATCATGACTACACAAGACGCAATAGATTTACAGGTGAGTCTATTGAACTAACAGAAGAGGAAGCGATTAAACATGATCAGATATTTTATCACGAGGTCCTCGCTACTCTTGAAGACAAGACACTAGGCACAGGTGCCAGTAAGCATTGGGACATAATGCGTAAGCACTTGGACTGGTTTCGTAAAAACAATCCCAAAGCATATATGGTATTATTAGATTAACCATAAACCCTCGGCCCCCTGCGGGGGCCGAGGGGTCCCAAACCATTTTACAATATACAATAACCATTGACCCCCACCCCCCTGCAACTGCAAAAAGGGGTCCCACTGCTTTTGCATATAGTGCTTGATTTAGACACCCACCCACGTTAAAAACGTTTTGGTACCATG